AACAGCAGCACCGTGATCATCAAACCTAAGATGGTCAGCATGTAGCCCATGCGTTCCGCTACACTTACTTCTCTGGCCAACTTACCCTCCACGTAAATTCGGAAGCCTTTAGCAGCTTCAGCGGCCAAACTGCATGTCGTACATCTGGTCGATGCGCTGGATGTCTTCGGTGTTGTTAAGCAGAAGGCGCGTATCCCGCATCTGCTCACGCAGCATACGCGGCACCACCAGTTGCATGGCTTCCCTACCCGCCATGTTAGCGATATCACTGGGAATCACTCCTTCGTCTATCATCTTCATGATAGTCTTGTCGAAGGCACGATTATCGCCAGTGCGCACGGCTTCGCTGAGATCCTCCGCGAGTCTCTCGATGTAGTACGTTTTCTCTAAGGCGTTCTTGCGCATGGCATCGAACTGCTGTCGTTCCAAGCGCCCCTGCAAACTGTTCATGCTCGACAGTACGCTGGCCATTTCCGTGGGGGCTGATGCCCCCGTCTGGGGCACGAGTCCAGAGGGGATATCAGCGAGATTGCTCGCTACACTCGCGTTAGCATCCCACTCGAATTGCCCCAGATCTACATCGCGAACCTTGGTGCCGCCAGCAAACTGAGCCCCAGTGCGCAACATCTCCATCATCTTGCCCGTCTGGCGCGTGGCCGTATAGAGGGGCAGGAAGTTGGCCATGTTGCGCAGAAAATCCTCACCACTACGCTTCGTCTTGACCGGATCACCAGAGCCCAGGGCGAATGAGCCGATGTTGCCGGTCAATGACACCAAAGAATTTGCCGTCTCCATCGCGATGGTCTGCAACTCAGACACCTTGCTGGGGAGATACCCGAACCCCACATACTCTGTGAGATCAATCCCCACCTCAGAGCCGATGCGCGTTAGCATGCCCGAGATCATCATGTACTGTCCAATGTAACCAGGATTGGTCATCGTCTGTGCTAACAACTCTTCTGTCTGTTTGGGCATGAAACTCAAGAACTGCGTAAGACCAACAGACACAGACCGAGAATAGCGCCCAAACGTAGCTGGTTTGCCAAGCTGGCCGAATAGATGATTGACTTCCTCGGTGGCGCGGGTAGCTTCATGCAAGAAGCTGTTGCCCAGGCCAGCCTCGACCACATCATCCCAGGACTTGAGCCCCTGCTTGCGCATGAGATCACCCAGGGCTGCGTGGAACGTCCAACCACGCACCAAATTTTCGGTCGCATGGATCGAGGGACCGAACACCCATGCCTTACTAGCCGCTTCGCTAGCCTTCTTCCACGCGGGGGCCTCCATGATCTGCAACCACTGGCGGTCGATCCCTGCGGTCTTGGCAAGAGTGCGTCCCTCGGAGGTGGCCATCATCATGATGCCATGCAGGGTGTTGAATATCCCATAGCGAGCACCAGTGGTGGCAAGACCCGTAGCCACCGCCATGGGGAAGTACCGCTTATTCCCGCTCAGGACGCTGGAGTAAGCCAGCGAGGAAACACCCATCGCCGTGCGCGAGGCATCCCCCGCGACGTACTGGGGCAGACCCTTGGTGGCCATCTGTTCGCCAGCGCCGATCACTTGGGTGCCCACAGCCTCGATGGCCTTGCCGAGCTTGCCCGGTCCCAGCTTGCTGCTGCTGGCTACCGTGTACTCGCCCACCCTCTCCAACATACCACCCAGCTTGCGTGTGCCACTCTCAACCACACCCCATCCTTTAAGATGGGCACGCATGGCCGCACCTTCACGGTCAGCCACTTGACCAGCCAAAGACGGCTTACCCTTGAAATTGTTGATCATATCATCGATATAAGCCACAAACCAAGCATCCTGGCCCTTGGTGCTGCGCAGATGAACTTTAGCGGCCGTTTCTAGGTCTTGCAGCAACGGCTCGATGTGCAGCTTGCGCGACAGAGCCCGCGTGTAGGTGTCTAACGCAAGCGCCAGATCTGGGACATACCCACCTTTGTCTTCACGCGTGAGCAACTGCTGCATGAACACTTCAGCCGTAGCACCAAGGTCGCTGAACTCGCTAGGGCGTGCACCACCATCGAACCAGCGACGATCGAACACATGCGAGATCCAACCCTCGATGCGCTTGTCCGTCTGGGAAATGCCCAGCTTGTTGCTGCCGAAATCGAGTTCCTGCCGGATGCGCCGAATGGACCGTTGGGCCTCTTCGGGAAGCGCAGTCAACGAATCGAGGAACTTGTCCGTGGTCGGGTCCATGTTCATCAACTCATAGAACTCTTTAGCCTTGCGCTCATTGACAATGAACTCAGGGCCGACAGAACTACCCGTGCTACGCGGAGCCACACGCACCTTGACGCCCAGCACTTCAAGCTCGCGGCTGAAAAGCTCGTTCATGCGCATGAGTTCAAATTCCTGCGCATGCACAGCGTTGTGCACACGGGTGTACAACTTCGGATTCACGGACTGCAAGACGCGCATCGGTTCGCGAATCTTCTGTAGCATCCAAGGAGCCCGCTTGTTCCAAGTCATCGGGTACAGCGCAGCCGCAAACTTATCACTCATTTTTTCCGCAACAGTCTGCTGCCACAGCGCCGTCTCCATCTTGGTGCGCAGTGCTTCCTCTCCCAGCCACGCATCCTCGATGGCGATGTCCTCACCAGCACGCTCAGGGCGCATCCGCGAACCATAGCTGCTATTGTACAGATCAATGCTCAAGCCGCGGAAGGTGACATCGTCCAGATCAGCACCAGCCGCCAGCAATCGAGCGGCCTCGCCAGCTTCCTCGGCCTGATCCGGCCCCAGTGCCAGCCGCTGCCGAAGCTGCACGGGATCATCACTGTCCATGCCATAAGCTCGCACAGGGGTAGGGTCTGCGCTCAAGGCAGTACGGCGAGCGTCATCAATGTTCTGGGCGATGATGTCGCGAGCCGTGATGGTGGGACGCACCAATGGGTCTGATAGCTGTTCTGTTCCAGAAGACACCTGGGAGAACAAATGCTCCCACTGGATTATTTCATCCTCTGGCGCACCTTGTTCAATACCACGCTGGATGTTTTCATGGATACTGCGCAAAGCGGCAGTGCGTGCTTCACCTAAGGGAGCATTGCCCAATGCAATAGCATCTGGTTGGTACTCCCCCTGCTTCATCCGCTCCATTTTCAGGAATGCTTCTGTCCGCGCTCCGCGTGGGTTACTGGCGCGAAGGTTGAACGACTTGCGCGTCTCCACCCACTCCAGCCGGTTCTGCTTGGCGGACGCCAGTTGGCGCTCCAGCGTGGGCAGATCCTCGCCAAGATCCGCAGCTTCAAACAACTCACCCTGGGCCTGCGGCCCTTTTTTGAGCCGCTCGATCTGCTTCTCCAGCCGCTTAACCGTCTTCGTGGCCACACTCGTCTGCCTGCGGATGAAATCCCGAGTCAGCGCCGTACGCGTTCCCTTGGCTGCGCCCAGGAACACGTCGGCAATCGGCTGGATGTGGTCGGGGTGAATGCGCGGTGCCGTGCGCAGGCGCACCTTCTCCGACAGTGCAGCCTGCGCCCCCGCGAGATCCGACTTCAGGCGCTGGATGTTCTTCTGCGCGTGAAGCAGGCGCATGGCGTTGTTCTTGGTCGGCTGCTTGACCAGCGTGTCTCCAGCCGTCTCCATCCACTTCTCCGCGTCCTTCACAGCCGTGGTCAGGTCTGATACTCGCCCAGTTCTCCGGGCAACCGCTCCGGTCACGCGAGCAGTTGTGGAAGCGGGCAACGCCATCCTGGCCCCAGTGACCATCGCCTTGGGAGCTTCAGACAAAACGATGGTCGGATCTTCAAAGATGTCTCTTCCCGCATTGAACACCGGGAACAAGTACATCGCAGCCTTGCCCAGCAGATTGTCCCCGTATTTCCACTCCATGTATTCTTGGGACACTTCGTCGCGAATCACCTTGTCGTACACCTCGCGCTCCGGGGTGCCCGACAGAGGCAGCTTGTTGGCGAAGGCTCCGTAGCCCATCAGGTTGTACTCACTGACGCGCTGTCCGGTGAGCATGTCTTCGTGCATGCTCTCCGCAACCTCGCCACCCATCTGACGAGCCTTATCGATCATAGCCCGGTGCGGCCCGATGTTGAGCGTCTGCATGAATTGCCCAGCGATGCGCGTGCCAATGGCTCGCATGGCATAAGGCACCATCGCCTTACGCTGAATAGTGTTATCATCATCACGAATATCCACATCAGGCCATAGACGGTCCACAACATCCGCGTGATTCTCCCCCGAGATGAAGCTGAACCACGACTGTTGCACACCAGAGAACAAGGAGCCAACAGCACTCAACAGCAGCGTGTTGTCAGCCTTCCAATCCTCGATGATGCTGCTGTTGTCCACGATGAAGTTGCCGACCTTCTCACGCAGACGAGATTCAAACACATCCAGCCGGTCGTAGTTCATCACGTTTTCAGGCGTAGCCACTGTCGAAGCGCGTTCCACAGCAGCGTTAGCCATGGCCTGCGCAACATCCGGGGGCAAGCCCTGCGCAGCCACGCGGTCGCGCATACCTGGAGCAGAAATCTCGCGAGTCAAGTCGCGGGGCTTCACAGCGTCAGGCGCGAACACCTCGGGGGTGGGTATCAACGCTTGCCCATGCGCTTCGGCAGTGTCGGCTGGCATCTCAGGAAATGTGGCGATGCCCGCTTCCCGCGAATCGAGGCCGATCTTGCGCAGTTCCTCGTACCGCTTGCGCCTACCCTGCGTATCAGTGGGCTTGATCACTGCGTTCCTCCAGGCAGCGTCGGATTCTTGATGTACGCCGCCACACCAGCCGTAAAGGCAGCATTGTCCACGTAGCCATTCTTAGTAGCAGCCTCACGAATCGCTGCCATCTGCTGCGCTGCGATGGTTGTCGCCTGGAACGGGTCCGTATCAGGATACGCCATCATGATCGCCTCTTCCATCCGCCGCATCGAGTAACCCTGATCCTGGGCAACGGTAGCATTGACCCCCTCCACCAAGCGCGGGATCGCTTCCTGGGTGATCGCATAGGCACGCTTGATGATGTCTTCCGGCGAAGTCACCCCTAGTGCTGCGGCAGCCGTAGGACTCATCGCGTACAACTGCGCAAGCTGCCCAGCCGTGTTGGTGATCGACTGCATGATCATGCTGCCACTGAGCCCAGTATCGAACACATTGTTGCCAACGAAATACTTCTTGAGCAAATCCGCCTTGGCAATGTCATTACCAAATACGTAATCCACTCGCTGCTCCAGCGTCATGCTCTCCGCACCTGGGACACCCTGAATTGCCTGCTGGTACTCGCCAAGCACATCCAAGGTGTAGTCGTCCAGCGTGAACTTAGGCCCCGCAGGTTCTAGGCGCTCCTTCGCCGCAGGCATGAGTTGCCCCACAACCTCGGGATCACGCAACGTATATGGGCTGCCGTCAGGCTTGCGATTGTTCAGCGCCCAGTGCCACGCCTGTAAGGTCATGCGAGCATCAAAGTCTGGGCTGCCCGCAATAGCCGTCCACATCTGTGTCTCGTCGCCCGTCTGGATGGCATTCTTGATGCTGTCGTCAAACGGAACTCCGATGGTATTGCCCAGAATGACCAACCCCTGCTCACGCTTTTCAGCGGTGTCGCCGCTGGTAGCGAGGTTGATGCCGATACTGATCTGCGCTTCCCGCATCTGGGACTGCTTGGTCAGTGCATAGTTGACACCGGGATCGATAGGCAACAAGTAGCCCGTAGCCGCGTAACCCAGAGCGCGGGGGTCCACCAAAGACTTGCCCGTGGTGGGGTCCAAGAACATCTCGGGGCGCGACTGCAACATGGTGACCAAACGAGTACGTTGATCATCCACGATGCTCTGCGTCTCTTGGATGCGCTGATTCAGACGCTGCTCATCTACGACCTTCGCTTCGCGAGCGCCGTGTACAGCACCACCGATCAGTGCAGCACCAACATTCGCGCCACCCTGCCCCCCGAACGCGGCTGCGCCACCACCTGCCAGCAAGGTCAGGATTCCTGGGAGTGAACCCAGACGTTCCAGCGGAGAAGACTCCTGCACTTCAGTGCGCTTGTTGCGCAGATCGACAGACTGCTTCTCCAACTCCACTAGTTGCTGCACTAGGTCGGCCGGGTTGTAGTCCACAGAGTTGTTCGCTACGAGCCTATCTGCATAACCACCGCTAGCCTTGTCAACTTCATCGATAGCCATGCCGCACTCCTATGCGTTGCCAACTGCCGCTGAACCAATTTGACTCGCCGCATTAATGGCCCCGCCCCAATCAAATGGTTTCTCTGTCACACCAGTTGTCGTTGCTTGGGTCAACCGCTCCTGCAATCCCTGAGCCGATAGCTGGCTAGCACCACCCAAGATGCGCTGCAACAGCAACTGATTGGCGTTGAGTTGCAGTCCTGCTCTGGACAACGCTTGCTCGCGCAATTGCTGGGCAGTAGTAATCTGGCCGCTAATCGCGGATTGATCCAACGACTCCTGCATCTGGCGCATCCCCACAGCCTTGTTCACCGCTTCGATGGTCGAGCTACCGATGCCACGCTCCAGCGCGTTCGCCTCGACCGCACCCATCGTTTCGGCGGCATTCGACCGGATGTTGTTCGCCGCAGCCTTCTGGCTCAAGCGAGAAATCTCTTCGATGAACGCCCGATCTTCTGGAGATATCTGCACGTTGCCAGAAGCAAGCCCAGACAGATCACCAAGCTGGGACAGTCCACCTTGGGCAAGCTGGCGCAGGATGTCGTTGGCTGCCGTCTCTTGCCCACCAGCGCCGGGCACTGTCGTCGTGGTGGTGGTCGTTTCCTTGCTGCTACCCACGGCAATCCTCCAAGTTTACCAGCACATTAAGGTAGGGGAAGCCTACCTTGGCATAGTAACGCGAAGATAGTTTGGCGGCTGCTTCGTTCGTGCCGTTGACACACGCATGCACCTTGGTCACGCCTAACGCTAACATGTCTTGGGCAATAAAGTCTAGCAGTCTCACGGCGTACCCCAACCCGGCATGCTGTGCTTTGATGCACAGATAGTCCAAGTAGGCTCGATGGCCTTGGTGAATCACCATAGCGCAACCTACTAACGACTTGTCCTTAAACACACCGTACACATCAACATCATCAAAGTCTATGACAGACACACAGGGATAGTAGCCTGACTCGTTGATTATATCAACGGCTGTTTGGATATCACCCAGCAGCACAAGTCTGCTAACTACTACCATCACTGGCTCCTAGTCCTAAGTTGCATGTAGAAATTCTGGACATTCTGGAAAGACCTAGGAACAAGGGCGTTGGTTGGGGCAGATATAAAATCCCCAAACTCATCGTACACTAGCCCGTGGAAGTACCTAACACCGTTGTTATACCATAGATCATCAGCCACTCGCACAACAGCCTCTAGCCCCAAACCAACACCATGCATGCTGTTGTGTATAGATAGATAGTCAATAGAAGCATGTGTCCTATTTTGGATAGTCCAAACAGCAACTAACAGTAGATCGTTCTCCACATCATAACACAGATACCACCTACCACCACTGCTGAGAACCTCTGTGGTTATTTCTTCATATCCACTAGCGTTGCATAGCAGCATTATATTCTCGTTGTCTGTGCCAGCACTAGAGGCCCATCTCCAAACCACGTTAACACCCCCGGATGTACGACTGACAACTCTCTGCTGCGCCTGTAACTACTGTCAACAAGGCCCTGTTTAGATGCAGCGCATCAGAATCGTAACCATCTAGAGTGAGTATTCTAGATTGTCCAACCGTGCCAGGCAACTGTGGGCGTATGTCAAATTTAGCCCAAGTGCCAGCACCACGTCCTATATGTGGAAAATAGTCTGGTGATAGATTGTATGTTTGAAATCCGCCGGTGTAAGTGACACTGATTGATGCGCCAATACCGCCACTAGCATCAAGAATGCGGATAGCGTATGTCTTAGCTAATCCTTTTGAAGCAACGTATGAATACTCATACAACCGCAAAGACGCGGTTATTATTTTGGAATAATCATTCGGCAGAGAAGTGGTGTCAATATCTACACGTATCCACCCTAGGGTGTCTGGGGGAACTAGATTTTTTGAAACCGTGGCTACTAACTTAGCATTATTACCAGTATTATCATAATCATCAGCACTAGCTGCCACACTTATATTATAAGTAGCCATGCTAGTCCTTCACACAATTCAACACAACAGTCAGACGTGTCATATTAGTGGGGGTTCCACTAATAGACAGGCGCAACAAATCGTCGTAGGCTAGAGTAGTAGTCCAATCAGTTAGTGTGGTGTCATGCATCTTGTTAGCAGAACTAAGGGATAGATTATGCCCACCAGTTATGTCTCCATAACCGCCAGTATGGCCAGAATAGTCTGTTGAAGCTAACAGCACCGTCACACTACCACTGGTATCAGCGTACATTGCTGCTTCTACAATGGTGCAATCAGCAGGCACGGATACGTACCCCTTAACGCCAGAAGATAGAACAGCACCTACACCATCTATAACGTACTCAATACTGAATCTCCGTATATTGGTAGTTACCTCGCTAGCATAATCTGTTATGTCAGCCAAAGTGTGCGTGTGCGTACTGGGAGGAAAGGTAGCGGGCTTGCTTGCAAGCTCACTCCACGTAAGATCGCAGGTGACCGTAACCGCCCCCACCGAAGTGCTGACGTTGATACCAGTGCCCGCGATGATCGAAGTGACACCACCCCCAGATGTCGAAGTGGCAGGCACCCACTGACTCAAAGTGCCATTCCAAGTGGCAACCTGTCCTGGCGTGGCCCCGCTCTGGGTGAGTGCAGACAGCGGGTGTGTGTGCGCTTCAGGTGGAAAAGCCAGGGGCACATCAATAATGTCTCCCCAGTACACTTCCGTGATGCCACCGCCGCCCGTTGCATCTTGTGGCGACCATACCCCGCCATTCCACGTGAGCACCTGCCCATTCGTGGCGCCACCCTGGGGGATATCCGACAGGTGACGCCAATCGAGGATGTGGTGCCCACCCATATCCAGATCATCGGTTGCCCGCACTTTGCCGTGCAATCTCACGTGAACGTCCTCAACTGCGCATGCTGGTACTCCACGACCATCGCGCGCACCACCGTGCTCAAGCTGTCCATGTCCACACCCACCGCTGTGACAACCACCGTAATCGGCACCACCGTGGCACAATCCACCGTGACCGCCGTAGGCGTGGTCACCATCATCACATCGTTGGCATCCGTCACACCGTGCCCGAAATTCAGCCCATCATCCCCAGCATTGCTGGACACCAGACAGTAGCCATTGAGCATGTACTGCTGCGTAACATTCTCGGGAATGATGATCTTGCCTACAGCGACAGTGCCTACCCGCAACCACACTTCCATCGGATCATCCACCGTCGTAGCCGTGCCATACGCCGTGACGCGCACAAGGCTACCCTGGCGCAGCACACCCGCAGGGATGTTCAGCGTGCACACGGTGCCACCAGCCAGCGTAGTGAAGGTGGCCGAGGCAGTAGTGACGACATCCGCGCCACCGGGCAGGGCTCCATTGAACGCCCCCATGTTGCCATACACCGCATTCCCAGCGATGGCGTAGTCCACGGGGGCCGTCCCAGCCACGAAGTTGGCCGTGACCAAGCACTCGACCGCTGCCGTCACATCAACACCGATAGTCGTGCCCTCGATGTGGTTGCCCGTGACGACCACCTGCTCACTTGACGTAAGATCAATTCCTGCCGTGGTTGCGCCTTCGATGCGACACCCAGTGATCGAGCCCCCGCGAGCGCACACCGTCATGCCACAGCGGGTGGCATCGATGCCTGTGCAGTTCGTCATCTCCAGGTGGTGTAGCACGTTCGCGGTGTCGCCCAACCGGAAGTTGTCGCTACTGCCACCAGCCGTACCATCCACCAGCACGTTGGACAGCCACAGCGAAATGGGGGACGACGCGAACACGGCTCCCGGTCCCTGGGCGTAAATACCCTCAGTGCCTGGCGATACAATAGTCATGCCACTGACAACGATCCGCGCCGCCGCACTGGCGCTGCCAGGCTGAATGCCGATGCCCTGGGTGCCAGCACCATTAGAGGCACAGTTGCTGATGAGGATCTCGTCACCGTCATCGACATAGATGTGCGTGGCGCTGCCGCCGTTGAACGTGCAGTTGCTGATGGTCACCTGGGAGCACCCAGAGCCATCGCTGCCGTCGTTGGTGATACGCAGCGCGGGACCGGAGAAGTTCATGAAATGCACGTTGCTGACGAACGCAGATGTATCGTTGCGTAGCAACAGGCCAACCTGACCAGTGCCGGTTGCACTGTTGCCGTCGAGAGTGAGGTTGGCTACCAGCACACCAGTCTGTGCCGCAGTCGCCGTGGCCAGCAGCCAACCACTAGTAGAGGCTGCCGTCAACCGCAGCACGGAAGATGGGCCAGCTCCGATGACGGTAACACCACTGCCTGCCAGAACAGCGCCGTTGGCCGTTATTGTAGTCTCAGGAGGCACAAAGACTACTCCACCGGAGCCAGCCGCCGCTATCGCATCGTCCAACGTGTCATAGTTCCCTGCATTGACGATGCCCCATATGATGCGCCCACCAGTGATTTCGTAGATAGACATGTCGAGATTGCCTTCAGCAGTCAAAGGCCACGACAGTTCAGCCGCACCAACACCAGCCGCAAACTTCGCCGCGATAGCATCGATCAGCGCATTGAGCTTGGTGTAAAGCGGAATCTCCCGCTCCACGAACTTGGGGAAGTTGAAAGAGGTGCTCATGCCCACTCCTACTGGCTGATCATAAACTCCACTTGGCAACCCTGAAGAATGAACTCATGGTCACTCTCGATCTCGAACTGGAAGTAGCGCCCCTTGATGTCCAGCGTAACTTCCAACACTTGCACATCCTGATCGCTGTTCAGGTTGTCTACATCCAAGCGAAAATCGGTGTCGTACGGCAACAACTCGTCGCCACGCTGGTTCTGGGAGTCCTCATAGTAATCGAGGAAGTCTACTCGCCAGCGCACGGTGAAGTCCTTCGCCACCCTGGGGAGAATGAACAGGCGCAGCGTGCGCCACCGCTTCTCCAGGTCAGTGATCGCAGGATCGAGCGTGCGACCTGACAACATGGGGGAGCGCAACAGGAACGTGCCGCCGTCATCCTGCACACTCAGGCCAGTGTAGGTCACACGCCCATCTTCGTGTCCGTGCAGCAGCAACTCCACGGGTGGCACGCCCACTTCAACCACCTTGAAACACGTGGGGTTCACATCCCAAGGACCGTACCACTGCTTGTTCAATGGGGAGTAAGCATACATCCCGTCCAAGGTATTGGACCCAGCCGTGCGTGCGCCCAGTAGCGCCACATTCAGCGAAGGCAAGTATGCCAAGTAGCTGGCTGATAGCTGGCCACGATCAAGGCGTCCCGCCACGGCTGGGAGACTGCTCCACTTGTCCGCGATAGCCCCGCTGGGCATCGCTGCCTGCACATCCCCGAAGCTCTCCACGCCGCTGACCGACACCACCCCATAGCGGCCCACAATGTAGAGATCATTAGCAATCTGGGTGAGCCCGTTCGGAGATTCCCCACCAACCTTCTTCGACACGCTCTCCACTGCAAACGACGCGGGGCTGCTGCCACTCAACCGCCAGATACCACTGCGTGTGACGATGAACAGCCCGCCGAAAATGTCACCATACAGACCCGTAACCTCGTCACCCGTCTCAGACGGAATCACGATGTAGCCTGCGTTGAACACCTCATCGAACGTTTCGTCAGCATCGTACTCGGGTGCGAACCAAACGTCGTACTGACGACTGGCCGTGAAGTACACCCGCAGCGGGAAGTCGCGATCCCCCGCCGCCCACAAGCGGGTGCGGTATTCTACGCCGAAACGCACCGGGGGAGCATCGTCCACCGAGTCAGGAGCTTCCACACCGTCCCAGGCGAACAGGCGGGCAGTCGTCGCGCCATCGTCATCAAAGATCAGAAGCCGTTCCTGGTAAGGGAGCATGTAGGTGTCGCCAGGACGCACCTGGAGGATCGGACGCCACGCCCCCCGTACACCGATGTCCGCGTAGAGATAGCTGCCCGTGGCGGCAAGCACGCTGCGCAGCACCGATCCCCCGGCCAGTCGGCGGTTGTAGTCGCCCACCGAACGCACGTATTGACCGACGAAGGGGGAGTCGAAAGTATCACGAAACATGAAATCCGTGACCTCTGCGGCCCAAGTCTCCGTTCCTGAGGTGACCTGGATCTCCACGCTGGTCGAGGTAGTCTCGAACGTCGCCGTGTCGAGTGGCCCGATGGTCACCGTCGCACCCAGCACATCATCAACGTAGAGCAGCAACACCCCTGTGGTGTAGTTGGCGCGGAACTCGTAAGTGTGGAACCCACCCAAATCCAACGCTTGCGCAATCTGGAGCACAGGCGCAGCCGCGACAACCGTGCTCACCCCGTTCGCGTTGATGCGGATTTCGATGGGGTCGTTCAACGCTGCGCCTCGGGCGATGATGCGCAGATCGCCGCCGTCCGTATCGGGACCGGCTGGCCCGATCAATCGCGCCGTGAAGCGCACCGACCAAGCACCACCAGTTGCGATGTCGCTGGCCACACGCCCGAAGTACAATGCACCAGTGGTCATGCTGACCTTGAGCATGCCGCTGACCACTGCGTAGCTGTGTGTGCCAGCATCCTCACCAACGGTCCACTGGTTGAGGTCGGCAAACGACTCTTGGATGCGCAACGACTCACCCAGCCCCAACGCACCCGGTGCCATTAGGTACTGGCCCGCTTGAATGAGTCCTGGGCGGGATCGAAGCATCCCATCCAAGTCGGGCCAGATATTCTCAGCCGTCCAAAGCTGCCCCTCATCGATGGTCGAACGCTGGCCCGCCGTGGCGAGTCCACCGCGCATCGGCATGAAGTTCAGCGTTTGGCGTACATCGGCCATGCCGTGCTCCTACGGAAGATTGACGTTGCCCACTCGGTCGAAGAAGTCACCGTAGTCGTACCTCGCCCAGCCCCGCCGTGTTCTGACAGAGCGCATGCGAAAACGCTCGGGCACTAACTGCTTCACATCCTGCGCTATGTTGTTCTCGCCTTTGACAGCATTGAACTGGCGCAGGAACTCCCGCATCGCGTCTTGGAAACGGGTGTCATCCTCGTAGTCCCGATTGGCAAACATCAGCATCGTCTCGATGACAATGCTCATGTGCGGCTGGGGGAACAGCACTCGATCATCATCAGTCTCGATGTCCGGGTGCACACGCTGATAGTGGTACTGGAGCAGCGTCTGCTTCACGGGCCAAGGATCGAGGTGCAACATCTGGTAGGTGTTGCTCTCATCCAGCCCCCACACAGTGAACCGCGTGGGGTCGCCAATCTCGATGATCATGCCCCGCGCACGCCGACGCTGGCCGAACTCTTCCGGCCCGCAGGGATCGATTCGGTACGCGGAGAGCATGTCTTGCCATCTGCCGAACGGGCGGTCGAAATCCTCGGGAAGCGCGTAGCGGTCCTGCGCCAAGCGCACAGAGACGCCTTCCTCGTCTGCGGCCAACGGCAGCAGGGTGTCTCCCAACCACGGCTTGTTCAAAGTCACCTGCGTAGGTGATACGACAGTAGCAATCCGATAGATCGGTTGTTCGGGTGTAATCTGTATTGCCCATGTCTTGTGCAACTCCGCGAAGGTGAACCCCGAAGCATCGAACGCTGAAATGGTCACCGTCGTGCTACCGTTGGTCAACTCCAGCAGCATCACCTCCTGTGTCGGAGCCTGGGTGAGAATGTGCCCTTCCTGGCGCAGCAAAGGCCACTGCTCCACAGCAACGAGATTCTTCAGGATGCGATTGAGCAGCCTGACCAGCTTGCGCGTGGCAGGCTTGAGCGTGCCTTCCAGCGTGCTAGACTGCGACCAGCCCAACCGATCCTCGACCTCATTGACAACCTGCAACCCGGTGTACATGTTAACTCCTTCGGGCCGCAACTAGCTCAATGTCAATGTCACCAGCATTGGTGTTTGCCACTACCTGCAAACGTATGCCATGCGCGGCGATTATTATATCGCCAGAACCGATAACATCGTTAAGAATCTTGATGACCTTGCCATTAACGCCAGCAGAAGAAGCGTTAGTCATGGCGCTGGTAGAAGAAGCAATACCAGGGGAAAACAACTTGTAATTGGTGCTCATAGTAGTTTGCGCATGGTCGATAAATGCAGCCACTGTCATGGTCTTAGCCGCAGTTACCCCAGTGTACCACACATTGATGCCTATAGAGTATGCTCCATATGGCAAATCCACAGTAAACAAGTGGGTAGTGTTACCGACAGAAGCTGCTTCGTTGAACTTGAACAACAGCGTTTCACCTGGACGATTGTACGTGCTCTTGTGCTCGTAAGGGTAAGCCATTTCGTCCTCCTAGTCGTATACCGCCATATGCACCGTGGCCGTGCTAGACGACGTGTTGTTGATGATCACGCGCCGCACGTTTGCCTTGTCAACCAGCAAACAGTCCCTGACCGTCACACCAAAGTCAACGTCAGTAACGCCATTGTAGTGTACCACTGTTGCGTTAACCGTCGTGTCCGTCTCCAAAATCAACCCAGCCGCTCGGTGCACTCCACCCAGCGTGAGCACTTTGCGAGCCCCCGCTGATACTTCGCACACCCGGTGTGAGGATTCCCAATGAATACGATCCTTTAAGTAGTGGCGCAGATCTACATGGTTGCGGTTCGTATTGCGGTGCACCCGCACCATGGCGGACAAATCCGCTTTGAGCACTGGTCGGAAGAACGGCAGAGTGTCCACCAAGTTACCGTAAGAAATGTCTTCGTCCACGTCATCTGGCGGAACAGGATAAGGATCTACGGTTATGGTTACTGTCGTCACATTAGATTCAGCCAGATAACTATCGATATCCTTGTAGGTGAAGGTAACAGTACCAGCAAACGTAATCGGCGGTGTGTAGTTGAAGCCCCCATCACTAGACAGGGACAACGTACCGATGGCAACATTCGTTACCAAGCTGGAGGTCATGGTGTCGCCCACAGGCAGATTGGTGTCGTTCACCTGCACCCCAGGCGCAGGTACGGCCAGAGTGTTGCCGGCAGTCATGCTGTATGTGTCTGCAACAGCTACTGGTGGAAAATTGATAGCGGTTTGAATAGCCCCCGGTACTGCTCCAGAAAATGCAGAGGTTCGTAAAATTGTTGGCCTGGCGTCAAATGGTAAATCTATGTTGTATCCATCATCAGTAAGCCACGTCCAAGAAGTAGTTGTACCGTTGTACAAAGACGCGGGAGTGGCGTTAGTAACCACATTGTCTGTAGCGTAAACCTGGGTACTAGCCACGGTACTAGAGGCTACAGCAAACACATCATCATAAAAGCCACAACCAGCACCAACACCACCTAAGGGTGGAAAATTAGTACCCAGCGCAAACACATTATATCCCATAGTCCCGCGCGTGCCTGTGCCATCGTACACACTACGGTTATTAAAGATATAATTATCTATGGGAGTGGCCGCAGACACACTAGCACTTGGCTGCAAGTACAACAAATTACTGTGCACAGAAATACCATTACGGCTGGCAGTAAGGGCTGAATACTTAGCCTCTACCTTAGCCCCAGCAAATGTGCTTATTTCATGGAAGGTGTTATGGTACAATTGCAACGCATTTATACTACCAACAAGATTATCTGACCCACCCCACAAACACCCAAAGGCACTAGCCTCATCTGTTTGCTCTATAAATACGTTGTGATGTATAATATTGGGGTGGTATGCGTCATCAACCAAAGTTACTACTTGCGGTGCATTAATGAACAAACAATTGTACACCTCAGTACCGTTTGTTAAAGTAGTATAGTCTGTACCACTAATTCTATGCAACAACCGCCTGGATCCAAGAGGTTTTACCCCACCAAAAGTTGACCCTAACACCACACAATTTCTAAATCTCCATGGTGAGGCCACCAAATTAGTAGCCCCCACAACATATCTGTTAGACGAATCAGAAACTATAGCTGTCCAATCAAACAACAAACCTTCTATGATGCAGAAAGCGGGCCGATCGCGTATAGCTACCAGCCCGCTCACTCGCGGAGTACCACCAGGAACAGCTACAACAGTTGCTAGCGCAGGATTGCCACTAGGGTCAACACCTTTGATATGAAACCCAAAGGATGACCAACTAGTGCCACGACAGCGCAAATCACCATCAATATTGCCTGGCTGCCCAGCGGCCACCTCCGCCACACTTAGCATCTGGTGACTACCATCATTAACAATGTGCAACGTATCACCAGTAGATAGCAAACCTAAACCAGCAGAAATGGTCTTCTTAGCCAGAGCATAAGAAGTCCCGTTGTTGCCATCTCCAGCAGCTAAGGCACTGACCCAGTACGTAGACACCCTACTACCTCCACATCACCCAGATGAGGTGATGGGCATCGGCGCTGGTGACGTTGTACTGCCACTTGGTGAAATTCTCACCAAGCGCTTCGTTGTGCAGCCCCTCGATGTACTCCTGGTTAAACAGAGCAGTGTGTTCAGGAACCTCACTTGGCCCCATGCAATTATTGGGAGTGGTGAAGATCACCTTGCGGATGTCACCTGCGTGTATACGCCTGATCAGCGTCACAGCATCATCGCGATTGAGGTGCTCCAGCACCTCGCTCGCGATCAGCACATCAGCACCCTCATACAAAATGCCAGAGCCACGTATGTCCCCAACCACGGCATTGAGGAAACGTGCTCTGCACATATCCACAGCGGTAGGAGACAGATCATAGCCAAACCAACGCACCTGCCGTTCAGCAGTCAACTTGCTACCAAGAACGCCTACACCACAGCCAATTTCCAAAACATTGCTGCCCGAAGGAATCTCATCCGCAATCGCCTCGAACATCTCCGGGTACTTGCGCCACGTGTCCGCGCCTTCCTGGGAGTACACCTGATCCCAGTACGACGCCGTGTTGATGTTGCCCAACCGCGCCCGCACCTTGGCGAAGCCAGGCGCAGTAGGTGGCACCTCGAAAACGCGCCGAGAGCGCATGTCGTAGTGGCCGCACAGCACACCACCGTCACCGAACACAGGCCAGCCCGCCTCGGCCAGATTGCGGCAGAATCGGATGTCGTGGCCCCAGTTGATGCGCTGGCCGTTGTACGCTGGGAACTCATGCGAATCGCACCACACGGCCTCACCGGGGTTGGCATCCTGCCACGCCTTGATGGCCTCGACTCGCGCCAGCAGACAGCCCGCCCCCGCGCCCATGATCTCCTGGGGGATAGCACCCTCGCCCATCTCGATGTCCCAGGCCGCACCGTCACCGTGGGACAAGTACACCAGTGGCTCCGGCGGATCTTGGCGCGTGGTGTAGATGCCAGAAACAGCACCGATGTGAGGGTTCTGCTCCATGAAGTTGTACAGCTTGTACAAGCCCATCGACGGGATGATCATATCATCATCCACATAGAAAATGTACTTCACCGTGGGCATGCGCAGGGCTTCCTGCGTCATGATCTGGCGCGCAGCACCAGACAGCATGCCGGTCTTGTACATGTAGGCGATGGTCGCGTTCAAAGGTGACAACCAGTTCATGTGCTGAAGCATGAACTCCATCGGTACCAGCCCCTGCGCCATGAAACCATCGTCCACTTGGTAGCGTTGCGGCTTGCCATCAGCGGCCTTGCAGACGGGACACTCCAGCACAGAATGCACAGCTTTCGCACCGATGGGGATAGCCACCATGATACGCGGTCCATCGGACAGCTTGATAGCTGATCTGCGCACCATCACCCTGTCGGCTGTTCCGTCGAGCGGCACTGGCACGCACTGCTCGTTCGGATGAAACTCCCTCATCTCTGCCTCCTGCCGGGGGCCTAGTGCATCTACACTAGACCCCCGTTACTTGAACGTTACAGTATCAACGATGTGGGCGGCGCAGAAATGTAACCCGTGATCGTGACCGAAACACCCTCAGCACCATCACCACTGTCAGCAGTCAGCCGAACATCCAACCTGTTGCTGGACGTAATCGACGTAGCCTTCAGAGTAAGTGCGCCAAGATTGGTGGTCAGATCAACAGCAGCCACAATCTGCGTGCCGGCAGCCGTCGTACCGATGGTCAACGAAGGGTCGCTAGTGACAGCAACCGCTCTAGCCTGAATCTCGACAATCTCCAGCGACATGCCAGCCGGAGGTGCCCAAGACCACGCATAGGTGTTGGTGCCAACAAACGCCCAAGTTACCGGAATGACAACAATGGCTCCAGAAACAGGCCCATCCTTGCCACTCTGGGAATCATAGAAACGAGTGACAGTTCCCATGGTTAGGCCCCCTGTCCGCCAACCCAACCACGCCAGTCACCGGCACCAGCGACCATTCGGTAGTCCATCTTGGTCTTCATGTTGCCAGTGTCGAAGTCGATGGTGTGGTCGCTCGACGGCTCACGCCGCCACCACAGGATGACCCTGTGCTGGGACGGTTCGCAGCAGAGGAACCAGTCATCGTCTCCGGTGAGGTACTTGCTCATCACGGGCGTGAGCGAGATTTGGTTGAAGGTGTTGATGGCGTTGTTGGCCGTGTCCGAACGGAGATCCGACTTGAGAATCTCGTAGACCAGCCAGCGGAGGTTGGTCGGGAACACGATCTTGGTCGGGGACAGTTCAATGGGCAGCCCGCGGTCGTCGATCATGTCGTCGAACATGTTGACGGCCACTTCGAGGTTGGCAATCGAAAGGTCACCCGACACAAGGTTGTCGTACGTCCCGCCGCCAACGAGCAGATGGCTGTTATTGAACAACGACAGCCCGTCAGGCGTGAGGGTCGTGCCGAAACCGTTGTTGATCACGTTCCACGCCGTCACCTCGATGGAGGTACGGCAAGAGCGGGACAGGGGCGGCATCATGTCGCTGATCGCGCCATCGATGTCGTCTTCCGCCGCTTCCTGGGAAATCTGCGCACCCTTGGAGTACGCGATGTGGGTGAAACGCTTCGAGAACCCCTGGAGCACCTTGTCGTAGTCCACCGTGTCACCCTCGCTCTTCTCAGCGAAGAGGCCGAACCCGGTGATGCCAAGGATCTCTTCGTACGCCCGGCTGCTGTCACGCACGTTCAGAACGAGCGGGTACGACAGCGAGGGAGCATCGAAGTTCTCGTAGAGGATCTCATCGATGAAGGGCAAGCGGTCCACGAAGAGCTTCGCGAACTGCGCCCGGAACATGACGTTGCCGCCGAGAGCCATAGTTCACCGACCCTTCGTTAGATCCGCGTCGTGAGAGCGGACGAGTAGATGTGGTGGTGGCTGGCGATCTTCACACGGAACTGTGTGAAGCTGGACGTGTTGGTGTTGCCAACGATCTTCTCGACACGCACGATCTGGAGGATCTCGCCCGCAGCGGCCACAGAAGTCACCGAGTCCACGGCGATGGTCGTCTTGCCGTAGCCCAGCGTACCGTTGTACACGTTGCTGACGAGGTTGCAGAAGCGGCCCACGTAGGCGATAGCGTTCGCCGCCGTCACCGCCGTGTTGCCCACCGCCACGAACTCCTGGTCGGGATCGTCGTAGACCTGGATGACCGCACCCGTGCCGGGGCTGGCCTTGAGGTTGGACGCCGCCACGCCCACGATCACGCGAACGGCATTGGTACCGTTGTACGCAATCACACCGATGGTGCTCTTGCTGACGACGTTACCCTCGCCAATCGTGGTCGCGTACGTTGCGCTGACGGCGTATTCGCGGACGCGGGGAGTGGTCCCCGCCACACCGTTGTTTACGGGGCGCAAGCCCGTAAGCTGACGGTTCGCTGCCTGAAGCGCCATGATGTTCTCCTTCTAGGAGAGCATCTTCGCTCCGCTGCCGGGCACCGAGTTGGGATCAGGCGCATCCTTGCGCTCCAGCGTACGCTGGGTGATAGCAATTTCGCGCTCGTCCTTCTGATGCTCAGCCCGCTGATGACTGGCCTTGGTAACACGCGCACGCTGGCGAGCTTCCCAGTATTCCTCGGGAAGTGCGCACAGCACCGAGTCACCCCGGCGCACGATGTTGTCCACATCCGTCTTCAGCTTGTGGGGCGGATCGATCAGGTACTCGCTGAGCTTCTTACCGATGGCGCTGTCATACGTCACCGGCACCCAGCCTCGCCACCCGCGATGCTCTTCCCGATACCTCGGGTTCTTCCACCCCAGGCGAAATCCCTGGGGATGCTTCTTGAACATGAGCGGGTTCTGAGCATCGAAAGGATCACGCAGCACACGCGGCTCTTCGATCACAGGCTGGGAACCCCGCAATGCGGCCAACTCAGCGACCAAGCGGTCGTTCTCTTCCTGCAATGCCACCAACGACGCTGCATCGCGCGTCTCTTGCACCTTCGGGTGCACCTTGGGATCTTCAGCCATCACAGCACCTACTTCTTGATGAACAGGTCTTGGTGTTTGCGATACTCACCAGAACGCTCCCGCGCACGCTTGACCTGCTCAGGGCTGAACTTGCCACTGGGCATCGCATTGCGCAGTCTAATCGCGATGGCCGAAGCCTCGGCTTCGGACAGCATGTCCTGGGGGGCATCTGCCGGTGCAGGAGCGTCACTACTTCCCCGTGCAGTGCGGTACGCACCTCTGCCGTTGGAGTTGAACGCAGTCGTGGCAGGCTTGAGTCCCAGCCTCATGCCAGCCTCGTTGGCCGCGTCCAAGACGGCTTGCGGGTTGGTAGTGGAGTCCCCACGTTCCTTCAACACTTCGTTGGTCACCCTTCGGAAAGTGCTGCTGTTGTCGCGCAGTTCAGGCCAACGCTGGAAAGCAGTGCTATTCGCCTCTCTCCGCACCTGTTCCACTTCACGCGCACTCAGGCGCGATTCTATCCCCTGCGCAACGGCCTCATCGATCCGACGCTTGTTGATCAGCCGATCCAACTCAGCATGTTGAGCTTCCGGTACATTGGGGCGTAGCGCCTCTAGCTGCACGGAACTCATCTTGTTGATGTCGGTCGTCGGTGGCTCTGCCACCGCCGGAGCTGGCTGATTGCGAATCAGATCCTTGATCTCAGCAAGCTCACTGCGCAACTCATCCTGCTTGCGCAGCAACTCTCCCCGCACGTTCTCCAAGGTACGACCCTTGCCAGAATCACCCGACTTGTCATCCCCGTCGGGAGGGGGATTGCCAGGATCGTCGCTTGGAGGGGTACTGGTGGACGAGTCCAGCGGTACGTCCTTGTCCGCTTGTTCCAGCGGGTCAAACATCCTCTTACCCATCATTCCTCCGTGCCGATAACGCTGGCCACGATACCGGAGGGGTTGATCGTTGCGCTCACACAACTAGTGCGACAGCACTAGCACTTCGTTCCACCCGAACTCTTCTTGGTCTTCTTGGGTTTCTTGATCATGTCATCCTCGCTTGCTGGCGCGTTTGCTCTTGTGATCAGCCCGCTTTTCTCGTTCCGGCTTCCACCCCGTCTTGCGCAGTGTGCCGTACACGTAGGCATCGGCCCGCTCTCCCTTCAGCCCCTGCTTGCGCGCCTGAGCCTTGAGTCTGCGTTCCAGTGCCTTGGGCATCACCGCACCGGCCACTTGATCTTTGCGGGCCGCTTCGCTGCGAAACCAGCCGCAGTGTTGGACAACCCACCAACACTGCCCCCGCGCATGGCGCGGCTGTACGCCTGGCGCTCCTTGATCTGCGGAGCCAGCCCACGCTGGTACTTCTTCTCCGCGATGATCGTCTTGACAGCGCCCAAAACGCCGCTAATACCTTTCTTCTTCGGCATCACAACTCCCCTTTGAGAACAGACAGTACAGCGCGAATGCCGTCGCAGTGCCCAGTTTCGTACTTAAAGTCCTCCAGAGTTGCCCGCTTACCCATACTAAGCACCTTTACCTGATTGTCGTCAAGCACATTGCTCACCAACAAGATGATCTTCTGGTACGCTGGGCTAGCGAGAAGTTCCCCCATTTCATCCTTGGAGATCATCGCATGTTCCCGCCTTCCATCACGTTGGCATCTTCGACGCCATTACCGCCAGCAAGCGTGGCTCCCTGGGGAACATTGTTACCCGGCCCAGCCCCCACCGGCATCTGGGCCTGCTGAGCCTGCGCACGCAACATTTCCTGGTGCTGCATCATGTGGTTGGCGAACAGCGCCACCGCATGCTCGGGGAACGCCTGGAACGCCTTCGACTCCGAGAAGGTCTGCATGATCTGAAGATGTTCCGCGTGCAGATCAGTGGGCAACACCTGCATGGGCACGCCCAACTGGAGCACCTGATTCTCGTCCTGCTGCGACATCGGCGGATGCTGGTACGCCCCCTGGCCGGGCAGCGCCGGGATAAGCCGGTCGATGTCTGTACCGTCGCCCCAGAACTTGAGGAAGTCACGCAGCGCGGCCCGACGCACATTCGGGTCTGTCGAGTAGTCGGGATGCGTCATCACGGTGTTGTACCGCACCTGGGCGAGACTCTGCAAGATCGCCCGGTTGGTGTTCGCCGTATTGCCCTTGAACGTGAACTCGTAGCGCCCGCGCAGCATGCGCTTGGTCATGCGCAGCGGCACTCGCTTGGTGGTGTCACGGGTGACGTAGTACCACTTCTCATCAGGGCAGAACTCCTGGTACAGCCCCATGATCTGCTCCATCAACTCGGTCCAGGGGCCAAGCTGGAGACGAGTGATGAGCATGTCCACCTTCACGTGACCCTCGCCCATCACCGCCATCGTGCCCCTTGCTGTGCGCGGGGCATTTTTCATCTGCGTACTGCCACCGTACAACGGCGAGATGGTCAAGCGATCACCGAACATCATCAGCGAGGTCATGGCGTCGATGTTGGACATTGGCTGCACAGGGAAGTTGGGGAACAGAATCCCTTGCACGGACGACACCGGCACGCCTTGCCCTGGGCGAACACGGATCGGCTGACCATCAGAGGTGAACGACGCGGGCTCGAAGAAGAAAAACGGGTTGGTGACCAGTTCTTGTGCATTGTTGGCGTAGTTCACGATGGCATTGCATTCCATATTGATCGCTGTCAGTTGGTCACCCAACCCGCGACCGTAGCAACGCCCGGACACTGGGATGTACTTGGCGATGATGAAGGGGCGCTTGCCGTGGGGGTAGACATCGTGCAGGTAGTTGGCAGCGACGATCTTCTCCAGCGCGTACACGATGTCGTAGAACACTTCGACGCGCTCTTTGTCCCCAGTGGGGTCATCCGACAAGAAGGTGCGGAACACCTGGATCTTGTTACGGTTGTACGCCGCATACCCTTCATGCTCCATGCGCGGCTCTGCCAGATGCGTAGAGTCTTCCCCAAGCACCGCGTCCTTCTGGCGCGGAAGCATGCTGTCCAACGTGGGCTGCGCTTCCTCCGGCGACACAGTGCCGCGACCACGCAGCACTTCCATGTCCGCATCCGACAGCGCCCACTCGCCGTTGTCGCGAAGATCCTCGATCTCATCGATGGTTAGGTAGTAGCGCTGGGTGACGCGATCTGCCCTCTCCACGCTCTTGGTGCGGTACGGGAAGATGACATCCTCGTACTCCAGGCACTCGACGGTCACACCCTCACGCTCGATGATCTTGCGCCGCACCTTGGCCACGATCTCATCCAACCGCAGCCCCTTCTCGAACGACACCATCGCGTTGTACAGGATGCGATCTTCCGTGAAGACCACCGACCAGCTAGTGCCCAGCGGCGGCTCTGTCTCATCACCGGAGTTGGGGCGGGCATCCACCAGCCCATTGTGTGAAGACACACGGCCAAAAAGATCGGTCAGTAGCTCCAGCGCCATCTTGTCGCGAGCTTCAGCCACCTCGTTGCCCAGCGCATCAGTGTCGCCAATCTCGTACAGCGACTTGAGCGTGTGACGCTCGCACACAATGCGCTCCAGGCGCTCCCAGAATGGCGTGACCACTGAATGCCCATCCATGCCCATGTTGCGCATCCAGTGCTCGAAATTCTCGTAGAAGTGCGGAATGTCCTTGTGCACCGCGAAATTGAAGAACATCTCGACTTCATTGGTCTGCTCTGGGTAGTATTCCTCGGGAGAGCGCTCGACATTCACCACTGGCTCGACACCCCAGAACGCCGATTGCAGCATCGGCACCAGGGTTTCCACCTTCTCCTGCATGATAGGCAGATGGATGTTGCTCGCGCCATCCCAGGGCATCGACATGGCCCCCATGATGTCGCCGTAGTACAGATCACGGTGCTCCATCACCCGTGCGTATCGCGAACGCCCATCCATGATGTCGTTCTCGACCAAGCGGCACAGGCTCCGTCCGCGTTCTTTCGCAAAATCTTCCTTGATGGGTATCACCGCTCTGCTCCCTAGTCAGTTGCGAGCACTTCGATAGTCGCCGTGTACGTCGTGTTGGTGTTTTGTACGTATACGTGGGTGAAGCTGCCGGTAAACATCAGCATGCCGTTGTCCTCTAAGCGCAGCAGATTCGTGTCAGACCCCACACCCACAGCAACACTGTGGTTGCATTCAACAAACAGTACAGCACCAGTGCCAACGCCGGACAAATCGATCTCAGCGGGAGTGGCCATGTTGGTCGCCAGCACGATTCGCTGGTGTGTGGACTCAGTGAAGGCCACATCGGCATCGTAAAACTCCTGGTCGTACTGAGTGCGTTCATTCCGTGTCAGTAGAACACGCGCACGCACTGTCCGCTTAAGCACATCGGCCATTATCAAACGCTCCCCTGATTATGTTGTACCGTCTATCTGAATATACCTCATTTTCGTTGTCTAAAGCACGCCGATTGGTGCGCAACAGCCCACAAAGAGCGCCGTACGTCAGTCGGTGCTGGTAAATATATCGGATCAGGTCGATAAAATCGTCATTTACTTTGCGATAACCCTCTTTTTCGCCCAACAACTCAGTCTGGCGCGACGTTTGCCACTCATCGTAGCAGAAATTGAGGAAGTTCTGCTTCACTTCTGGGCAACTGTTGTGCACGACGAGCCCAGGTTTCGACCATTCATTCGGCATACGCAATGCATCGTGAATTGAATCGATGCCAAACTCCGCATTGTGCTTCTTGGCCTTCACGTAGTGCAGCCCCAGTGAGCCAAATTTGCCCCGAATCGACGCCCCACTGGTGCGTTCTTCCTCTTCTGCACTCCAATCGATAATGCGCAACGCTACTGGTTCTGCATCAGCACCAGGATTCTGCGCATCGAGCCAGCCTTCCTTGTGCTTGATGTATGCTGCGGCATCCGCGACAGTGCGCAACGCATGTTTGTACGCCGAACGGTAGATGTGCCACGTACCGCTGGGAGACAATGCCGCCCACAGCAGGGCCAGCGGCTTGCGCCCATGCGGGTCCACTAGCTGCACACGTGGCCAAGTCTGGGGGATGTCGAACGCTTCGATGTAGAACGGGGGCTTAGGGTCCCACTCCTTGTAAACACGACCAACCAAGTGCATGAAGTTGGCATTGACGCGAGCCTCGTACTCACCTTCGCGCAGATCCTTGAGGAAGCCTTCTATCGCTTCGCGAGAGAGATAGCCACCGTTCTCCACGCAGTTGTCCCAGATCGACAGCTTGAACTGGTGCACATGGCTGTCGTGGTCGCCAATCTGGGAGACAAGCACATCTGCAATCCACGGCTGGGTGAGCGGAGTCATCGTCATCCACATCACGCCATCGTAGTCCACCAGACCACGACGCAGACCCGTGAACTTGCGGTAGTCGATGGGCTCGTCAGCCCACACCCAGTGCCCGTTAGGCCCCTCGAAGGCCATGTCATCCTGATCATTCGACATGAAGTAGATGATGGACCCGTTCATCAAGATCATCCGCACTGGAATGCCGCGGGTGTTCTTCTCGATGGTCTTGACCATGTTGCGAGGCATCCACTCATCGAACTTGGGGATGATCGTTTGGCGGATAGCCTGCTCGTAGTTCTGGGCGATCACTCGTCCGACGTTGGGCACTGGGATAGGCTCGCCATTGGCAAGCCGTACAACTCGCAAGGGGTGGTCTGTTGGCAGCCAAGGACGATACCCCAATGCATGGGCGCAGGCTTCAACACAACCGACCACCGACTTACCGGAACGATTGGACCCGAACACGATGCGCACGGGAGCACCCTGGGCCTCGAAGAAGGCACGCTGTTCTCCCTTCGGGAGCGGCTGGAAGAACGCAATACGCTGGGTGGTGAAGATCTGCTCGTAGCGATGCAACTCGGCCAGGATCGCGTGCAGCTTCGCCAGTTCGGATTGCTTCGCGGCGGCGATGCGCTTGGGGTCAGCCATCGAACACGCTCACCGGGTCAATGCTCGCTACGTTCGCATCGATGATGTCCATCTCGGACACCTTGGCCTTACTCGCAAGCTCGCTGACGCGGTTGTTCGTGGCTTCGTCACCAACGTGGAACTCCATGTCCAGAATACGAAGCCTCTTCACCTTCTGGGCGATCAGGTGGCGGGCTTCCTCGACGCTCTTGGGGAACATCAGTATGCGCTGACTCTCGTCCAACTGGGGATCGATGGGGTTGACTAGCTCCTGCCGAGCCGCCTGGAGGATCTTGAGCTTATCCGTTAGCACGGATATTGTAAAAGCCTTGTCCTTGAGAGACGGACCTCGGGTTGCCCAGCCGGTGAAGTTGCCCCGGACGCCGTACTTTTCGTGGAACGATGTCTCCAGTTCCTCGGGCTTGATCGAGTTGACCACCTGCTCCGCGACGTTGTGCACTTGGCCGGCAAGCTGATCGAGGGCGCGGGCTCTTCCGGCGTACAACAGGGGGTTGTTGTTCGCCTCATCGACCACCCGTTTGACGGTCATGACGGCGCAACCGACCTCCCTGGCGGTAGCGGCCAGAGTACCGCGGGTGAAGTACACCTGGAGAATCAGTTCCTTCTGGATTGGCGTCAGGGGTTGGCCACGCTTGGTGGCCAGCGCGGGGGGATTGGTGGGGCGAGCCTGCTGCTTGGTTACGCCACCCTCGGCACGCAGCTTGTTGCGCGAACCTGGGGGACGACCCTGCTTCCGCTTCACCTGGCTCTTTGGCTCGTCCATGTGCACACCCCACCAAGTTGGCTAGCCCTCGGCGCGAGGCATCGCCGTGCGCCACAGTAGCGCCGCCACCTGGGCGACGCAAGGGCAAATCGATGGCGTCATAATATCTAATGGGTGCTGTGCAACCCCCCTGGGGATATATAAGGGGGTGTTGTGGAGATAATTGTCAAATAGCACAATAATAATTGTTATACATTGCGTTATATATGGTGTTGTTATTGTGGAGCTTATAAAAATATCATCACCATCACCAACATCACCTTGTTAACCTTCTTGGAAAGGAAGATGGTTATCCCCAGGGCACGCATATATGCTATATGCACAATAGAAAGTGTTGTACTGAACAAGAATATTGGGAAGGGGGGAGGGGTGTTCACGCTGCTAATTACCAGGGGTGTTCTAGTTTGGTAGTCCCCCTAGGGGTATTGCATAGCATTCTCATTATCCCCAGGGTACAGGTTCCCTTACCTGTATACAGTGCACAGTATGCACATGCCCCCAGGCCGCAAACTGTATACAGTACACAACATACAGTATTCCAGTGCGCTGTTCCACGTGGAACATTCCCTATGATTGCTTATGATGCCTGATGCTACCTAACTATTCCTCATCCTGCCTCATCGCTCCACATCATTCCCTATCTTTCACCTTTTGTTCGTTGCCAGCCCCACCTTTTCGCCTTCCAGGCGAATATCGCATTTTGCACGACCCCATTGCATTCTGCGAACCGTCTAACCCATTGCTGCGCAGCACGTTGCGCTCTAGCGAGCGCAGCGAGCATTGCATAATGCCCGCAAGATAACCCGTACTTCGCAGTAAGATGTTGCGCAGCAATGACTTACACCTTGGCATGCCACGTGCTTAGGTGTCTGTGCCGCCCGGCACTGGCCGAGACGGTCGCCCCCTGGGCGCGCACGGTCGGACCCTCGCCGAACGGCGAACGGTCGCAAGGTCGGACGCTATCCGGGGGCGCAAGGTGGGGGCGACCCTACCCGGACCTAGCAAGTCTAGGCTGGCCGAGTCGCCCAACCGCCCAACGTAAGAAAGTGCGACATTCTACAATTTAGTGCTTGACATACGAGACAAGGTGTGATATACTTGTCTCAGGTTAGAAAAGGGTGCTCGCCCCTAACAAGCGAGCGAAGCGAGCACATTCCCTTGCCCGATCGGGTGAGGGCCAATAAGGGAAGGCAGCATGGCGAACCTAACGCGCGCCATGACGCTAACCCGATGGGCCGATGGTCTAGCGTTGCGTCCAACTTGCACCCTGTGGGTTCCTATCCCTGGTACGCAAGTTGAGCGAGCAAGAGGCGGCCGATATCACCTAAACGCGGTCAACTTCAGTGTTACCGCTGATACGGTGCAAGGCGCGTCTCTTCTGCGAGACTTGGCCAACACAAGCGAACCCTTGGACAGTGTTTCCAAGCAAGTAGCGCGTGAATTGGCAGCGCAGTATAAGGCGCTAGCTACCATGGCAACGGGCAAGGCACTCGCGACCGTCTTAGAGGTCGCGGGATACCAAACCCCAACCCATCGGCAAGCTAAGGCGCAAGATGATGTTCGCACACGTGGACCCTGGTACGCTGCCATGCCGGCCGATTGTGGCGATAGCTTCGCTCAATGCGAGGGTATCTCGCCCAAGGTAGCGGGCATCGAAAAGCGCCGGCAGGTCTGGTGTAAGCGAACAGAGCGTGGACACAACGCAATAGTGCGCAGACGAGCACGGATTGAGGCTCTAACGGATGGCAACGGTACCCCATGCTGGGACGGATTGCCCGCCCTAATGCGAAAGATGCCAAGCTAAGGGGGAGCTATGCGCCGACCCTTACGGCAGATTCGCGCCGATATGCGGAGTCTGCTTGACACCCTGGCGATGCTTCGCGAGGCGAAGCTACCCCAGGATACGACGGACTACTTCCGCCGCGAGTATGACGCGATTAGTCGCGAGTACAGCTTGCGGATGATGCTGGCCCCAAACGTGTAGGGGGAGCTAGTGAAGGTTATCAAAGGTGGTGGGGATGCCTGCGCATGGGCGCGGATGACCCACAATCACCCTTGGCTACTCGCGGCAATGTGCGTGTTTGCTGCGCGTACCTGGGAGATGACAGACACGGAGTTCAGGCGGATAACTGGCCAGTCTAGCTAGTGAGCATCGGAGATGTGGGCATGCGCCAACGTGAGGCGACCGACAAGCTGTTATACGCGGAGGATTTAGACTCCGAGCATGTGCAGCGAATTGAGGTGTACCGTGACCGTCACGGGATCATCTTCGCCGAATTTACGGCAAAAATGGGTGATTCGGTGCATAGGTGGTGTGAGGAAGTGGACGAACACAATGCTTGATGCACTGTTGACGATGCTCACGGCTCTGGCCAAGTGGGAGTGGTAGCCGAGGCGGCTACCGGGGAGAGTGCAACATGCGCCGATTGAACCTGACGCAAGCAATCCTCAGTGGCCTGGGGATGTTGTGGGTAGTGGTTACCCTGTCCATTGTGCGCTGACGCGCACAGAAAGGAAGCGAAGCGTGCCCAGCGACAGTAAGCCCATGGCCTTCACCAAGCGGATGATGACGGTGTTCGGCTATGACACCGTGTCCGCGATGAAGGCGGATTACACCAAGCTGTCCGCCCAGGACAAGGCGGACCTCTGCGCCCAGTTCAACGCCGAGGGCATGCCGACGGCGATGCCCAGGAGCTAGCATGGCTAGCAACAGCAACAGTTCCGGTGGTGTCAGTGGTACAACACTACTGCAACTACTGTTCATCACCCTCAAACTCACCAGGGTCATTGATTGGTCTTGGTGGTGGGTCATGTCACCTACGTGGATCATTGCCATCATTGTCTTGGTGGCTCTGGCTGTGGGGTTGCTGATTGAAAAACCCTGGAAGTAATGGGAGGTGAATCACATGCGCAACGTCAAAATGGCCGTTAAGGGCAACACCTTGACAATCACGGTCGATCTTGCCCAGGAGCTTGGCCCGTCCAAGTCGGGCAAGACGGTGCTCATCGCGTCCAGCGACGGCAATCAGCCGATCCCCGGCACCGATGCCAAGTTGGGCATCAACATCTACAAGTAGGGGCTGACACCCCTCTGGATGGGCACTGTGTGCCCGAAGGGAGGTGAGACAATGGACGAAGCCTTGCAAGCGACTCTGACTGCGCTGCCCATCGCTGACGCGATGGAAGCCTTGCAGGTGCTCCA